GTGGCCTGTCGTGCTAAAAAAACGCCCTCTGAGCGTGATCCCTTGCGTGAGTTGCAGGTCACACAACATGACACCAGATTATCGAATGCTAGTGGATCACCACCTTGCACTATTGGAATGACATGATCGACAGTAGATGCAGGTTGCATGCAGTAGAAGCATGTCCATTGATCCCTTGCCAACACCTCTAAGCGCCGGGCTTTGTATGCCCTACTCCCTCTAGGATCTCCGCGCTTTGTACTCATAGCTTATCCTTATGCATAGAACACATAGCAAACTAGACAGAACATAAGATCAGGGTCATCAGGTATCAGCTCATCCTTATCGAATGGCTTACAGCATTCGTCACATTGTACGATCATTGCCATCCTTTAGTCTTAAGATGATGTAGTGCCTTACAATAGTCAGGCTCATCATACTCAGTCCATCCATAACGATAACCTACATAGGTGTGATACATCCAGAATTGCTTAATAGTATTGGCATGCTTAAGGCTTTCTACCTTCATCTGATATAGCCCATAGGTCTGCTTAGTGCCGCCTTTATTGCCTATAGCCCGGTAATTCCAAGTACTTTCACGAAATACAATCTCATGATGACATAGCTCTTGCTTATCTGTCAGCTGCTCTTTTGCTAATTGTTTAGCCCATCTTATATTTTTATTGGCATCTATTGATCCCTGAGATACAGGAGCTATGCTCATGAATAGAGCTGTCCCAATAACGAAGGCGACCACTCGCGCTCTGCCCTTACGGGCGCGTGCTGAGCCCCTGAAGGGCTCTCGCCTGAGAGTAACATGGCTGTCAAATACCTTCATGTGTAGCATCTCCTATAATCTCACTATGTGGAATGTGAATTAGATCACATTTATCTATTGTCAGTAGAGTAGAAGCCTGAGCCTTTAAACGATACTGCAATCGAGCTGTAAATCTTGTGCATGGATGATTGGCAATATGGGCAGATCAAGTCATGCGGCTCATTGATACTCATCCATTGCTCGATCCGGGCATTAGATTCACAATTCTCATTGTCACACTCAAATTCATAGGTTGGCATCTGGATCGCTCTCACAGGTCTTGCATACTGGCGTAAACGCCCATGCGCCACACATTCTGCATCTCATAGGCTCTAGTGTAGCAAGATCATCGCTTATTTTGCCGTAACCTGATTGAAGCAATAGACCGACCAAGTCACCAAGCCGCATAAAGGCCAGATAATCTTGAGGATTACCTTCTCCTTGGCCATTTAAGCGACACACCACGATTGGTAAGTCATTGGACTTACTAGCTCTTTTGGTAACTTGATCGATCCATGCCTTTGGCTGGAACGCCGATCTAGCTTTAACTTCCATGTCGAACGGGACATGTGTTATATCTTTTCCAGCCCCTCGACCGATGTCTGCATGTGGCCACCACTCCGAAAGGTAACGTGCGACCACACGCTCGGTTGAGAATCCCCGGTATTTACGGCTTTGTGAGGCCATTGACGGCGTGACACTTTCTGCATGACCACGCCTTATTATTGATATTTACTTTTATCTCTGATATTGGAATTGACTCATTACATAGGCAGCATCTAGTCATGAATGTAAATTCTTCTAAGATAGCCTGCACTTCTTTAGATCGTGCGATCTCCTCATCTGTTGGGAATGACTCCCACTCATCATCTTGATTCTTAAACTGTAAGCGTCCCATTATCCTCTCACCTTCTGGCGTTGCCATGCGCCCTTTTTGTTTATCTCATACCATATGACATCTTCACCTTTAGGGCATCGACTCAGCTCACCTGTAACCCATGCAGAACACTTGAAATGTCCCCATGCTTTACCTGCTCCCGTTTGCCCAGTCTTCCAGATCATGTCGCCATGTGGGCACCGGGGAATATCCTTCTCGCTCTGGCCTCCAAGCGTCTCTTTCACTATCGACATAGCTTCCTCCATTGTGGGCGGCATACTCGATGACTTGATAGTCCATGGATCATCTTCCTTTACTACTGGGATGTATTCGCCAGATGTCTGTGCCATCTTAGCCTTTGCTTCATCGATCGTAGCCTTTACTTCCCCGGCCTTAGCAACCTTGCTCATCTCTTCTCGGCTAGGTCTTTTTCCTTTTGTAGCGTAACCTGCCGAAGCCAATGCACGACCAATCGCAGACGTCTCTGCATTCTCAAGTGCGCTAGTCGCATTGACGCCTCGCCCGGATATAGTCTCTTCTGCGAGCCCCGAAGACCAAGCGTGTTGATCGACCTCAGTTCGATAAATATAAGCCTGAACGATAAAACGTGTAGTACTCGCCTCAATAATCTTAGTATCAATACGGCCATCGGGATGATCCTTCCAAAACTTTATTAGGCGTTCTTCTACTGTCTCATAATCTTCTAGGTTAAACATAGAGCTCATTCTCCTCTGTGTGTAGTTGCCCTGCTATTGCAAGATAGGCTGCAGCGTCGATGTATGTATCGACTTTCGCAGACTCCATACTTCGTGCGAGCTTGACCAATGCCATGCATGATGCCACTTGATAGTCAGTAACAGGCATCTGGAGGAATGCTGACCATAGGCATGCTGTTCTGGACATATTGTCTGACGGGTGTCCGTACTCCATACCACGATCTTGAATTGTTGCCTTTGCTTCGTTGAGGAAATCACTTGCTTTCACACTTTAACCCTTTCCTTAGATGCGTAGTAATTCCTCACAGCTTTGCGACCCTTGAGATAACCTACGCGAATGCCGACTATACGGCCTAGGTGGAACCATAGTGCAGAGATAGCAATTAACGCTATAACATCCTGAATAACTGTATCGAACATGATTGCCCTTTCTGTTGGTGTTAGGGCAAGGATGACAGATCGCTAGGACAGGTCAAGGATATTTTGATAACGAAATGGTAACGATTCTGCATCGTCTATGTGGTCATCGATCGACCGGGCTAGATCGTTATCTAGGTCGTCCATAGCGCTTGCCTGAAACTACGAAAGTCCCATCCTTTTCTAGGTAAATCAGATCGACCTGAACATTCTTTCCATCGACATACATGATAGCGAAGGCCTGTTGCCAGTTAGCCGATCCCTTTGTATATGACGCCTTGCTAAAGTCCATGAGATTGCCTACTTCTACGCCATGCAGGATACGCCCTATACGGCCTCCAGAAGCCTCTGTGAAGGACGAACGCCCTGCCCTATGGGTATGCCCCGAGATCACGCTTTTGCCGTGTCTACGGGCCGCCTCAAGGGCTGAGAGACCCCCTTGTGACTTGATAGGGGTATGATCTCCATGGACTGCTATCCAGCCCGGCGCGATGTTATATGGCTTCTTATGAAAGGTGATCCCAAGCTCATCGAATCTCATAAACTTCTCGAAGCGCAGCTCAGGCAAGGATAGGAATGAGGGAATCTTCCTCATGATCTGATTGTAAAGGCGATCCGTATGATTGGATCTTATTGTCTGGGTAACCTGTAGATCGTAAAGGACTTGAACAGCTTCATCGCGATCATCTCCAAGAGTCTGCTCATAAGCCTCTGGCGTCCCTTCTGACCACTTGCTGATGGTATTGAAATCAATCTCGTCGCCGATCGTCACTACTTCGTGCGGCTTAAACTTACTGATAAAACTGGCTAGATTCTTAACTGCGTGTCTATCGTGGAAGGGAACCTGTAGGTCGCTCACTATGACAATGCGCTTCATTAATCCTCGTCGTCGTCCTCGTAGGGTATGCGATCCACTCGGTCGGGGATCGATGGCAAGATCCAGTCAGGATAAGAGTCTCGATCTAGAAGTAGCCAAAAGGCCATGTCCTCGCTAAAGCCTGCTTTTTTCAATGACTTAAAGTATTCGTTCAAAGCAATACAGTAAGCATCGAGAGCGTTGTATGTATCGAGATCAATAACTCTTTTTCTTGCCATGTCGAAAATTATCGCTCTAAGAGTATGTTATATATCTCATCGACACGCGCATGAAGCGCCTTAATCTCATTGAGTAAATGAGTGATAACGAACCCGGCAAGACCACCAATAATCGCTAGGCTTGCAAAGTAAAATGTCACCATATCCGATGCATTCATTTTTTAGGGCTCGCGTATCCGAATACCCCTGCGACTATTGCGCCTAGGATTGAGCGATAGTTAAGATCGAAGTTGGATGTAGTTCCCCAGACTGCTAGGAACGCTCCGACGCTTAGGATAATTGGATTCTTCATGTTCATACTGTGCCTCCTAGTAACGGGATATTAAAGAAAGAGCCATCTTGATCGCCTTGTTTAGTGAAAGAGACATGGCAATGCGCGTTATGTGGATTAGATCCAGAATACTTGCGCCAGCGCCAGCCCATGCGAGACGATGCAATGCGTCCGGCGAAGATGATGTAGGAGATACGCTTCTCGCCACGCTTTGCCGCGAGTCGAAGCTGATCTGCAATATCGGGCATGAGGTCGGGCTTGCCTGACTTATGAACATCTCGATCGACATCGATGGCTCTAACCACCCCTGTCGCTGGATCAGGATTGTGGTCAGAAGGACGCGCTGAATGACGGAGATCGCCGATCCAGCCATCGGAACGCCGATCACGATCTGGGAAGGTGTCATCGAATTGCTCTCTAAGCTGTTGGGCGGCCTTGCTTAAAATTGGCTTCACAGGTAGCACACTCCCATCGCTTTAGATCGTTAAGTAAAAGTTCTTCATGACCACACTCAGGCATAGGTGCGATGAATGCATCATCGGTCGGATCATAGGTATATCCAATTCCTGCATAGTTATAGCGAATATTGTTATTGTAACTAGTGCGCTTGCATGCTTGGCCTTTGTAATTGCTATACCAAATCTCAGGATCTAGCCCTTCGATCAATTCTGTTTCATCGATACCTTTAATAACTTCTGTAACGATGTTGTTATTATCTAAAAATGCGTAATAGGCCATTATGCAAAACTCACATTTCCAGTACCGAGAGTAATTGTACTTACCTTAAAACCACCACTAGGTGATGCGGTTGATCCAGTTAAACCAGCCCCGATTGTAATTGTAAAGGTGTCAGGATATTTAATAATCACTACGCCAGATCCTCCGTTGGCACCATTGCCATCAACGCTTACGCCTTGACCTCCACCACCGCCACCGCCACCGAGGTTGTCTGTTCCTGCAACGCCGTTAGCGCCAGTTGTATTGCTTGAAGCTCCACCCGCACCACCGCCGCCTGTACCGCCTGCACCACCAGAAGAAACAGGTGCACCACCACCACCACCGCCGCCGCCGGCTCGAGTTACTGAAGAACCTGTGATTGAGTTGGCTGAACCTGTTCCGCCTGTTCCGCCTGTTGTAAGCCCTGCGCCGCCTGCGCCACCGGCTCCGCCGCCACCGCCGCCGTTGAAGTTGGAAACATTAGCGCCGCCGCCTGCGTTACCTTGACCAGATGGTGAAGCGGCTCCGCCTGTACCAGCTGCGCTTGCCCAACCACCGCCGCCGCCAGAACCACCATCGCGACCATTGACGGAAGAATTACTTCGACCGCCGCCGCCGCCACCTGTAGATGTGTCGCTGCTAAAGTTAGATGGCGATCCGTTGGTTGTAGTTGCGGTTGATGATAATGCACCCACTCCACCGGCGCCGATTGTTACATTGTAATTATTGGATAGATTGACTGTCTGGGAAGTGAAATAGCGATGACCACCACCGCCACCACCGCCGCCAGTACCTTTACCGCCGCCGCCGCCACCTGCGATTACTAGGTAATCGATGCTGGCGGTAGTAGGAATTACTATGTTAGGGCTAAAAATTGAAGCAATATTGTTAAGCATTATGAAATCGCGCCTACGATGTACCAAGTATCTGTGCCAGTCTTGATGCAGGCTGCGCTCTTATATTGACCAAGGGTAGGTGCGGCTGCTACTGCTCCAGCTGATAGGACTGTAGTAGTGCCAGAGGTGACGGCTGAGATGGTGCAGACTCCCACGCCTTCATTGAGAATAGTGATGACTGATCCGACAGGGATAGCCGCTGTCGCATTGGTAGGGATCTTTAAGGCGATCGCTGTAGCCTTGTTCATAGGGACTAGGACTTGATAGGAGTCGGCGACAGTAAGCGTGTAGTCGGCTGTCTGATCTGCCTTGATCTCAAAGGTGACTAACCCGTTGTAATCGGCTGCTGTAAAGATATCGCCCGTCGTTGCTGGAAAGCCTGTACTCATTGTGTCTCCTAGTATCCCATTATGGATTGTCCGATTATACCGTATGTGGATGATCCTATAATGAATCCTTCCACAATAGGTTCAAGTGTTGTTATTGTGCATTTCATTGAATTAGGGGTGATGTCCCATGCTAGGCCTTGCACCTGCAATTCTTTGACGATTGTAGAGCTGTCAGGCTGGACGTTGGTGATCTTTACATTGTCAAAGTAATCAAGGCCGATCATCGTATCTGTAGGGACATTAGGATCTAGTAGATCGACTGTCATGGCATCGATGCGGATCGTTGTCTCGGCTCTAGTTGCTACATAGATGTTAGCGACATCCTGTAGCTGAGCGTCTGTCTCTGCTATGAGATTCTGAACGTTCATGCCATGAGGGAAGTACTTAGCGACCGAATCTGTGTTGCTGGCTGAAACTGAGGTAAGTGCCTCATAACGCTTCATTGTGGCTTGGTTGATAATCAACTTATCATCAAAGGCGAAGCGTAGGTTAGAATAGGGAATGCCAGTAGTCTGATCGAAGTCAATCGGTGCCGGGGCTAGAGATCCCACTACGTCTGCACGATCCTTAAACTCTACTTCTCCATCGGCTCGGACATAGAAGGCGCCCTGCTCTGTAAACTCTGCTACCTGAATAGCCTCTAAGCTTGATCGAGTAACGCCGGGATCTGATCGGACTGTGGTAGATCCAGCATCAATGATTCGCATAGATGATGGGAAGTCCACTTGATCTAGGATCTTGTCTATGCGTGTGCCAGTAGTCTGTCCAGCCGTTGCACTTGCTACTGTGGTCACGTTAGCCATAGCGAAAAGTCGGAAGGCATCGGCGCAAGATATATCTACATATCCTAATTCCTGCCCAACAGGGTAGGTGTACTTATAGTCTGTGACATAGCCTGAAAAAAGGAATGCCTGAGTGGTAGGAGTAGTAGCTGCGACACGGATCTTACGGAGTGGAGTCAGGAAAGGAAAATAAACAGAGTTTACGTTCTGAGGGTTAAAAGATCCGTCTTGATCTATAACTCGGACTGTGCAAGTGCCTGCCTCATAGGTATCGCGCATGATGTTGCGTCCGCGCTTGATCGTGATCTGCCGGGTCTGTGAGCTGAGATCGATGACGGGCTCAGGCACTTCACTTGATGCGAACTGGGATACCCCGATTACGCCGTTGATGGGATCGCCAATAGTAAAAGGAAATCCGAATGTAGCACCTTGGCTAAAGTCAAAGGATACCGAGATCGTTGCTGGAAGGCTCATTTGATTACGTCGAAGAATCGTCCTGCGCGATTGACTGTGCTAAATGATCCTGAGAGTGAGTCATTGATATTGGAATCTCGTACTGCGTTGCCGACTACTTGATCGTCAAGAACAACTTGCACATTCACAATAGTGTCAGCGGTCGCGCCTGCGCCTATGGCTCCTAAACCTAAATAATCTGAAGCCGATCTCGGAGCAATACCACCGCTAGGCACGTTGAATGTAGGCATAGTAAAGGTAGGCATAGTAAAGGTAGGAGCAACCCAATTACGATAAGGGTTGGGAGCTTCTGGGGTGGTAA